GGCTAGATTAGTATTACCTAGCCACTTCTCCTACAAACCTCTACTACAAATGGTAAGTAAATCATATTGTTTCACAATCAATGGCGCCGAGCCTTTCCCATACGATGAACAGAGCATGCAGTATTTAGTGTATCAAAAAGAGTCTGGTGACGAAAAACATACAGAACACTATCAAGGTTATGTTAGATTCCATACTAACAAACGTTTAACAGGATGTAAAAAGATACATCCAACTGCACATTGGGAGATAGCACGTGGAACTCCTGAACAAAATAAAACATATTGTACTAAAGATGAAACGCGTATAGAAGGACCTTGGGAGTTTGGTACATTCCCACTCCAAGGTAAAAGAAATGATTTAGATGCTGTCGTAGAAACTATTAAAGCATCCAAGCGACCCTTAGCTGAAGTAATCGAGCAACACCCTATACCATTTATCAAATATTCACGAGGCATAGAAAAAGTATGCAACTACTATTTAGAAAAAAATACACGTGAATTTAGAACCATCCAAGTTGAAGTATATTGGGGCAAGACGGGTACAGGAAAAACTAGAAAAGCTGTAGAGGATAACCCAGACAACTTTATATTACGCAATTTCTCTAAGGATATATGGTTCGATGGATATACAGGCCAATCTGTACTAATAATAGATGAATTCAAAAATTGGATAACCCTTACTTATCTATTGGCCCTACTAGATGGATATCAATGTCCACTACCAATTAAAGGCAGTCTAACATATGCCCAGTGGACCAAGGTTATAATAACATCAAATTTAAATACAGACGAGTGGTTCCCGAATATAGATGAAGAACACAAGAAAGCATTAGAAAGAAGAATAACAAATAAAATACATTTTGATTCTTTATAGTCTGTTTAAACAATAACAATTAATAAATAAAAAAAAGAAAATATTTTCAGCCGAAACCAATGAAGTTAATGTTTTTTTCCTTAAGAGCGTATAGCTGTAGTTAAACTGAGTCTCTAACTACCCTTTGTAAACTAGTAATTAAAAACTCTTTAGTCTCTTTTTTTCATCCTATAACCTAACTCGTTTGTTTTTTTCCCGAAGGAAAGAAAAAAATAAAAAGAGATTTGACGAACGACGATAATAAACATTAGAGGAGAGAGTGTGGAGGCGAGTGTTCTACGCGAGCCTAGACCGAAGGTCGGTCCACACCCCCACGACGATAAATGTTTATCTTAGGAGTGATCCTTTTAGATATCTTTGCGTCCTGACCAAATAGTTTTATATCTAATAGTAATTAATAAAATCCCTGTGAGTGTTGTCGCATTATCACACGTGTTCAAACTAACTGCCCAATACCATTGTGAATTTGGATTGGTAGTTACATTCGCCTTAGTCTCTCCTGATTTGCTGGTTAAATTCAGGATTTTCCATGTACTGCTGCTATTCCTTATAACCATGTGTGCCTTATCAGTTTTTGCAGTACAATATCTCTTCTTTAGTCCTGGAACACCTATTGATTGATCGATAGTAGGAAATCTAACGGTGTTTAATGGAGCAACCATAACCCATACTGGTTGGACCGTATTGTTAATGAATTCCACTGTAATTGTACTCCTTGGACATTCATATTGTGTATATATAGATGATAATGTACTAAACCCTAAACAGGAATTACCTGTACCAGTTTGATTAGGATCGAAAATACCATTACCTCTGAATGCATATTCAAATGGAGTCGTTACACTTGTTAAGTATATACGTTCTCTATACTCCATTATATTCACCAATTTATTCGAGATCCAATCACTGCCACGTACCATAGTAGAACCCATAGCAGAACCTTTTCTAGAAGTTCTCTTCCGTCTCGAAGTTTTCTTTCTACGAATAAACTTACGCTTACGTACAAATCGTTTACGCTTAAACGCCATCGCATTAAATAAGAAAGATCTGGAAAGTTCTATTCTTTTCCTACCGCGGTAAATAAATTACAACGGTCAAATAAGCGTGACATATCAGTAAAAAGCGCTTATAACGCGGTAAATAAAAAAGTGGCTAGATTAGTATTACCTAGCCACTTCTCCTACAAACCTCTACTACAAATGGTAAGTAAATCATATTGTTTCACAATCAATGGCGCCGAGCCTTTCCC